CCATTCTATCATATAAGGATAATCTCCAGTGTAAAATTCACCCATAGTTTCAATTATAACAGTCATTACTAACTCCATTACGCTACCATCCCACTTACCGAAATCTGCATCAGCAGTAGTTCGGCACTTGAGCAATTTCTTAGCCAGTTCATCTGCATCCTTGTAAGGGTTAAAACCAACTGAAATACCTGTTTTCATTCGCGTGTCTTTAAAATGTTTCAATAATCTTCCAAAAATCTTTTTACACCAAAAGGTGTGACCCAGAGGCATAACCCTTATAGTTCTAGGTGTATCAACCTTATTAGATTTTCTCAACTCGTCTTTAAAAGCACTACGAGATGCAAACAGTCGGTAGTCATAAGTTTTGTTAATAGCATCCATTCTAACCTTTTCCTTTAATTCATACATAAGTGGTTTAATTTCTTTCTTTACAAAATCGAAGTAATCATGTTTAGTACCCGGGGCTCCTATTCCATTACTAGAATGTGAAGCTATAGGTGGTAAATCAGGAGAGCCAAACGCTACTTCCTCATCGGGTACATCAGTGAATTTAACCATAATGCTACGTAAATACTTCCTCATAAACTCCAATTCATCATTTGAGATGACTCCTTGATGTTTAAAAGCTTTCATCTCCATAGCCTTCATGGTCTTTGCCGGTGTACCATTGGCTCGAAAATTAGGAGGGGCTTTAAAATCAATTTTTTCTTTAGGCACAGTCGTGTATAATAAAGGATTTTCCAATCTCTCTGATTGCTCTACATCAGTTATTAGGTTTTTCAAATCATCACAAAAATCTACATGAAGTGGAGTTTTAACAAATGAAGTGTCACTTATAGCTCTAACTTGATCAATTTCTCCTTCGTACTTAATTCTAACTCCTGAAACATTAGGGATTATTTTTGAATCAAGATCAAAATCAGAATGATCAGTATCCTTCATTACATGAACCAAATCTTCAAATACTTGTTTCGGAGGGCGCACACAGAAACCTACATTAGAACTACCAGCCACATGAAATCCAAGGACTCCATGACCTGGCGTTACTAATATAGTTCCGCACCCACCAGCGGCGGAAAAAGGGGTAAAAAAGCCAGAATCAGGCTTATGCTCCCATTTTCCAAGACTGGTGGAATAAGACACAGTCTCGTTATTCTTTTTGACATGTACATTGTAATCCAAACGTATATAACCTGTGGAATTCATTAAATACAAATTTTTAAAGTCGTAAACATCTGTTCTGTACAAGTCAAATATCTTCGTTAACCTATATGGAGGTGGTCCGGGGTTAGTTATTTCATACACAGCTAAATCAGAAGCAAAATAAGACTTAACTAGCTTCAATCTAAGATTTTCTCTTTCGACATGCTTGTTCTTATAATGTTCCCAACTTCTATATATATTGACCAACCTATTTTCCACATTCATGTGGGCAGGAATAAGAATACGTCTTCCAGAAACCACACATTGTGTATTCTCCTCAGGCATACCACTCATTTCTCGCAATACTAAAGTTCTACAACTAGACTGCAATTCTGATATGCGTTGATTGTAATCACGGGCGCTATCGTTTCCGTCAACTTGAGGGTAAAAAGACTTTATCTCAATATCCAACAACTTAACTTTTTCCAGACAGTAAGTACTCAAATCTAAATTATCTTGAACAAATTCTGGTGTTGACAAAACATCTTGTTTACTTCCTAGGGCATAACCTAAGAAAGCAACTATTGTCAAACCAAATATGCCACCAAATAAATAAGATAAATTTAAGTTCTTACATCCTTGGAAAAATTTAGGTACTTCTTCTTCAACAAACAATTTCACCATATCCATGTAAGATTTCACATGCGATCCAATCACATGCATCAAATACCCAATATACTCATCAATAATCGCTACAACATCTATAACTGAATCCATGGAAATACGAAAATAATATCTTAAAGAACGTAGAATGTTAAAAGATTGAGATTGAAACAACTGTGCTTCACCACTACGCACTGAATTTATGATCATATCAAGTTGCTGATTAGAAACATTCAAAACAGATTCTACACGTTTCTCACACAACTGAATATGATTATAAACCCTGAACATCCAAGTTAATGAAGCCAAAGTTCTATCCTCTATCGTAGAAAATCGCGAAGTGTCAAAAACAGTTTCCAATTCCTTAGAATCTTTCAAAGAATGTTGGTTTATAAAACCTTGCTCCCAACGATGGGATCCTATATGATCAAACTTGTGGTAACTAAAAATTTGAGTAAAATCAGGTGTGTTACCTCTAGTAACTTTGATCAGATGAACTCTTCTAAAAAGAGCTTCAGGTTCTGATATACAATCGCTAGATGTAAAACCAATTAAATCACTAAAATGATTAGTTGTACAAACTATAATCTTAGAATTAAAAAACTTGGTATTTTTCTTGGACGCAGTAGCACAAGGCAAAGGATATTTCACAGGGGATACATAATTTATGAGGTACCTCCACTGAGATTTTCCTTGTTGCCCTACATCGTCCATAACAAATACATCTTGATTTTCGTAATCATCATAAAAATCCTTTCCGTCTTCAGCAGCAGGAACAGCATGACAATATGTTGTTAAACCGCTCCTCACCAACAATGCAACAAATGAATTCATAAATGCCGATTTACCAGATCCGGCTTCTCCCTCAAAAACAAAACATATGGGTTCTTTTCTTCCTGATGTGTCAAAAGCCTTACAACTTTTAACAACATTAGCTTCAAAAAGATCCCAAGTAGTTTTAAAATACCTATTATTAGAGTTAGAAACATAATCCAAGAAAGCTGGATCACCTTTTAACTTTTCATAAGTATTCATTATTTGAGATCGAAAGGCTGGATCAAAAAGATGTTGGGGGTTTGTCACATATCTAGAATAAAGATCACATATATTCTTTATATCAGAATGCAAAAACAATGTCGTGCCAACCTTGCGTATAACCTTCACAAGGGCAACAGTAACTGATTCAGGAACTACAGACATACCAAATATGGGTGTTGATAAATGCTCTATAATAGTGATCAAACTCTCAAACATCTTTTGTGTTGTGGAAATGAAAAAATCAGATTCAAAAATTCGTTTTCCGGTTATCGAAGTAAAATTTTTAACAGCTTCTAAAACCTTAGTGGGCAAACCTAACGCAGTTAGACCTAATAACAAATCCGTTACCGTGACAGAAGTCTGAGGTTTATAACCCCAACATTCCATCAATCTATAGTGCATAGTATATATACTAAGCATAGAAGCTATTACCTTTTCACCAGTAAAAGCTCCATCTCTCAATGAAAGTAAAAAAGACACTAAATCAATTAACAATAGTCTCATCGTCATAGATGTTATGGTATTCACAGTGCTTTTGACGTTGGATAACAATACTATAGGCGTTTTAATGGATTCGTACAAACTCGATGTTATTTCACTCAATCCAATCTGGGGCTTCCAAGAACGTGCTCTTTCAGATATAACGCAAATCACACAATTACCATATTTTTTGACAGCACAATAAAAAGTACTGTTATCCAAATATTTAGATTGGTAAAATCTCAATTTATCCTTAGAGACTCTCAAAAGCATAGTTCTTGACAAGAAACAAACGTAAAAATCGGTTTTGACATACTCATGATACGTAAAACCCAAAGCTCTACGATTGAATCTCTTCTCATACAGTGATCCCAAACGATCACAAATCATTTGCAAATCCGAACTGGGTTCGAACTTTCTTTCTCTGTTCAACTCTTTAATCAAATCTACTTCAGGATCATAAGATAATCGTTTTTCAAACTCAATCTCTTTGTAACTGTTTGGTTGCGTTACACCAACGGTCTCGTGACTGTCGCTGCTTGTGTACATTGCGTCACCCATGTACGGTTTAAGGTCTTCGTGCAGACCAGAGTTTTCTTTTGAACAACTCTTCATGATTTTATGTAAATTGAAAGCGGTATTATCCATAATAAGAGAGGTGTAGTGATTCTCTAGCAACACTTTAAACTATAATGATGCGTAAAGTGATCTCCACCTTTTCTGTGTATTTTTACAACGTAACACGATTGTTGTTTTGGTTTACCAACCACGGTTTTGCACGATTGAAAAAACATAAACGCTCCATGCACCTACAAAATGCTGTCTGACGCCACCACGCGTTTCAGAGCCATCAGTGACTAAAAATGTGTATCCAACCAGGTAGATTCTCCTCCCCGCAACTTCAGGATCCCGTCTTAGGGGCTATCCCGTTATCGCAGATTGAAAAATTAGGTTTTCAAACACACCAGAGCGCTGAATTAAAAAC